CGTGTCCAATGTTAGAATCGAATGCAACTGATAATGCATCAGTAAGAATACTAGGAATTGCTTCTGGAGTATGTTCTTTATCTTTACCCTCAATGATTTGGATACCGTTAAGAATTGCATTGTATACGGCTTTATCCTTACAGAACTTTTCTGTAGTTTCGACTAACCAGTTCATATCAACTTCTGCATCAGACAGAGTTTCGATAATCTGTGTTACCTTTTTAAACTGTTCGTCATTAATATCTTTACGGCCGTCAACTTCAATAGACAACGCTTCTTTAGTAGGATTGTTATTATACTTTTCTACAAATCTTGTAATCTCTTCAAATACAATTCGTTCCTCTGGATTGGAAAAGTATTCTGGTTTTAGAAATGGCAAAACCTTACGAGTGTAAGGTTCATTGAAAACTAAATTACTGAGTGTTGTTTTCTCTATCGTCTGTGTTGACATATTGTAAATCTTCTCCATCTAATTGTTTGTGTATGATATCTTCTAATATCTTACCAGCAAGTTCAAAGAAATCGTCCTTAATACTTTCTTTTGGTAGTCCATTAGAGTCTAACATATCCCACTCGAATTGTAAAGAGGCATTTGTTTTTTCTTCGTTTTCTACCACTTTAACTTTACCGTACTTATAAACTACACCTTGATACTTACCTGCTTTTTCGGTAAGTCCAACAGCAGTCCAAGTTTTTTCTTTGTTCTCCACGAACTGGTACATTTCACTAATATCAGACATAGTGTAAATAACTCCCTATAATGTATTTTGGTGTATCGATAGGTTTGCGTCCAGCATGTAAGTGCGTCCATAGTGGTGGAAACATTAACATCTTTCCTGTCACTGGTTTAACACTAAGGTTGAATTGTGGGAAATCTGTAGAACCACCTTCATTATCATTAAGATATAAGAAGAATACTAAGAACCTTCTTGCACTGCTATGATTGCCCACATCAACGTGGTCATTAAACTCATCTACATCGTTAGGCATATATCGTTTTAATCGAAATGCCTCAAATGCAAATTGTTCTGGGAACATCTTATCAGTCACTTCACAATCGTTCATATACTTATCTATATAACTATAGAACTTATCTTGTAGTGGTTTGACAAATGGCTCCCATTCTGGATGATTCTGTAATGTCACCTGTTTAAAGGAACGATGTCCCTCTAATTTAATCTCTTCATGTTGATGCTCTGATTCTTCAAACATCGCAATCATTTGTTGAGAAAGTTCTGGGTCAATTACATTATCATAGACTTGAACAAAGTTATGTTGCATCTGTTTCTACAACTTCTTCTTCAACCTCTTCTACTACATCTGCTAATCGTGTTCCGTATTTGAACTCTTTACTAGCAACTTCATCCAACTGTTCCATAATCTCTGGAGTAAAAAACTTCTCTGGATTATTGTTAATTGTTTTACCGAATGTTTTAGAACCATCTGGTAATTCAATACGAGTTGATACTGATTTGAAGATATCATACTTCAATGCAAGTTCAAGCAAACCATAGTATCTATCAAGTCCACGTTCATACATTAGTCGTACATCAACTACTTTATTCTCAACAGTTAAACGTGACTTTGCATTTTTACAGTGAATGATACTACCAACAACTTGTGTACCGTCTTTCTCTTTCTTCTTAGAAAGATATACGATAGATGATGCCGCATACTTCAATCCAGAACCACCACCCATTTCTTTGGTAGGGAACATAGAACCAACTACATCATATGTGTGATTAGTAATTACCATTGGTACTTTTGCTTTACCAAGTTTCAAAGTCAACACTCTGAATGCAGCTTTCAATACTTGAGCACGAGTCATATCTCTTGTCTCTTTACCATCAGCAGTATCTTCTACTTCTTTTGTAGTAGATAACATACCAAGTGAATCCAAACACAATAACATTGGTTTTCTATCTTTTTCATTCTGTTGCAGATATGCATCCAATACTTTTAATGATTGTGTACGAAATTCTTGTACAGTTGTTACAGGTAGGATAACCATACGATTTGGGTCGATACCTCTATCAACAACCATCTGTTTTGTAATTGCAGATTCAGACTCAAAATACAACACACCAGCATCTGGGTTTGCATCAAGGAATGACTTTACCATGCCCATTACAAAGAAAGTTTTACCTGTTGCAGATTCGCCTGCAACCGCAGTTATTTTATTTGCTGGTAGTCCACCATAAATTGAACCACTCAGTAGTGCATTGAAAATATAAGAACCAGTATCGATAAACGCATCAACATCACCAGCCTCCACACCTTCAGATACAAGTGCTGCGTATTCGTTGCCCGCAGTCTTAGCAATGTCCTTTAAAAAGTCCATACTACACATCTCCTTCTTTTCTATTGTTAGAACGAAAAGCATCAAAACCATCTGGATAACGTGCTTCTAGCTTTTCGATATTCATATAGATGACATCTTCCAATGAACATTCCATAGCAATACATGCTTGTGCAATATACCACATCACATCACCTAACTCACGTTTCATGTGATAGACGGTATGTTCATCCATTGGTTTACCTTGAAACAAACACTTCTTAATAATCTCTGCAAATTCACCCCCTTCAGCAGTGATACCAAGTGCGGCAGTAATTAACCGTTCTGGTGGCAAACCCTGTTCATCAATTATATCTAGTGCGTCAGAAAATGCAGTTGCATCTTTTGATTCATCAGAAGTCACTTCATCGACAAATCGAGTATAGTCAAGTAGTAGTCGCTCATCAGTCATATCTATATCCTTTGATTCCATTTTGTTTATTATATGATAATTCTCTTCTAATGTCAAGAGATTATTGAACCTTTTGTTCCAGGCGTAATCAATCCACTGGTTTGTTGTTGCCAACCTTTTGCCATTTCGTCAACTGATTCTGTATAGTACATAATACTATTTTTACTGAATGTGAATTCACCATCAATTTCTTTGCCCGTTGCAGTTATGGAAGGAATCAACCCCACACCTTGCTGAGACATTTGTGCCATACGAGGTTTGTATACTACGAGGTCTTCTGTTGTTTCAGAAACAAACCGCCCCACAAGTTCCATACCATTTATGAACAAGATACTAATTACTGTGTTTTCTTTCGTCATGTTAAAATCTCCTTGATTTCATTTTTTACTTCATTTAGATTTTCTTCATCATCTGTTTGGCGTATTGCCAATTCACCCATAAGAAGAAAGTTGGTTTGTAGATTATTGATAAGAGTCCTTCTGGTTTGTAACCACTTCTCAGACTGTTCATCTCCCCTACCAATATGTCTTGCCTTCTCTACAGATGGCGAGACTTTTAATATATAAACCTTTGAGTTATGTTCTGATAACAACCATTCGATATCTTTTGCACGACAGAACCTATCACCTTCAAGTATTATATGTTTATGTTTTGAAACTTCTTGATTAATGAAATCTCTAAATTTAGAGATAGCACCATAACTAATCCTGTCAGTTCCACCAAAAGTTTCTCCAACTGGATATCGTCCTACTACAAGAGTATCCCCATGCTTTTGGCATGGAAATAGTTTCATGGGTTCAACATCTTCATGCGAACCCATCTCTTGAATTAGATTTCTCATTAATGTGGATTTACCAGAGCATGGTATTCCACCAATCATTATAATCATTCTTTTATGACTGCTCCGTAGTAGTTTCTAGTAAACTCTTTTTTTGAATTGGATTGATTTCTCTATATTGAATATCATATCCTTTATGTCCACCTTCTTTAAGAAAGGCGTTCATGTCACTCAGTTTCTTTTCAAACTCAACTTTGTTTGCAGCAAAAGAATTCCAATGCTCAATACCAGTGTGATAGTATAGAACAAATAAGTTAGTCTTACCTCTAATAGATTTAGAAGAAAGTGACTTAGACCAATCATTAAAGAACCCTCTCATCATTCCACTAGAAACAATAATACAGTGTGTAGTCTTATCCTTATACTCGTTGTTTGCTTCTTCTAATGCATATTCCTTAGTACATTTAACAAACTTTTCGTTAGGGCCTAAACCTGTTGGTTTGAGAATTTGTTTCTTAATCTTAGCTTTAAGAGATTTAATCTCTTGACTAGTAAATCCATGTCTCTCCAACTTAATTCTTACAACTGGGTCGTCTTGGTTCTTATTATTATCTTCACAATACTTCACCAATGTATTTACAATTGTAGTTGTGTCCTGTTCTTTAGGCTTAAAGTCCAATTGTCCATTATCTAATTGACCAATTTCTTCTAATTCTGTTTCAGATAATTTTGTCCAAACCTTCTTAGGTATCATAATAACAGGCAGTGTTATCTTTGACTCTGAACCAAAGTACATTTTCCCTGCCGCACAAGTATGATTTTTACCCAACCGTCTAGGTTTCCCCTTACCATCAAAATCTTCTAAAGCAATAAGAGGTTTCTCTGATAATTTTGTAGACCAGTACTTTGGGTTGTCGGTTATCTTACCCACCAACCATTTTACATGCTTACCATCAACACCATCTTCTTCTCTAACTTGGTATGTCAGCCAACCAAGTATCTCAGATAATTCAGTATCAACTACATCATAAATTTTACTTTCTAATGCTTCTAGACAACCAATGAAAACTTTTGATTCTTCTTTGAAAGCACCAGAGTTAGATTCATTGTAGTATTCATTACTTAGTTTTGCATCATTGTTATGCAAATAGTCTTGTTCATACTTTCGACATTCTGCTTCAGTTCCAGTGAATAAAACTTGATACTCAGATTCGTATGTTGCCAAATCTTTCTAGTAAGCTGAACGGTGAGTCACT